GATGGGAATCTGTGCACCGTCGAAACCTGTGGTAACGAGGGATGGATCCACACGAAGATTCCGGCGAGCGAACTCGACGACGGCGACGCATGTACTGTGGACGAATGCAACCCCGGGATTGGGCCAGTGCACACGAACACGTGCACCTAGATTTGGTGCTCTTCGGCAGTGCCGGCGATGGTGCACTCGTAGATGCGCACACCCTGAGTGTTGATCGCCTCGTACGGGTGCACGACGTAGAGCCCGTAGTGCCTGCCCGCAGCGATGGTCGGCGATCCAGTGGCCGCGATCGTGGTCTGTGTCACCGCGAGCCCGAACGTGGCGATGCTCCCGGCGTCCGTGGTGAGCGAGGAGTGCGTGGTATACCCCGCGGCGGCCGAGTCCCCCCAACTGACGATCTGGTACTGCGGGCGGGTGCTCGCAATGCTGCCCGAGTCGGTGCCCTTCGTGGTGACGGTCACCTCCACGATCTCGGCGCCCGTGGGCAAGTCGACGAATTCAATGACGCTGATTCCGCCGGCGGACGCCACCGACGACGTGCGGAAACACGGCGCCGCGGAGAGGTCTGACTTTTCGACCCACGCGTCTGGATCCGCAGGCCCCGACGTGGTCCCGCCAGCGAAGGTCATGGGCAGTAGGATCCGCCCCGGACATGACCACGGCCGCGCCGTCTCGTATTGAATCCAGTTGGTCGAGCCCTGGATGATGATGTCGCACGCGCTCGTGATCTTGAGCGTCTTCGCAAACCACCATTCCCCGCTCCACTGCGCGAAAGCCGTCGATCCGCTCGTGAGGTTCGACCCGTTCTGCCACGTCGTGGTGCCCGTGCTGGAGACGTTCGTGGTGCCGCCGAGCGTGACGGTCGCCCCGCTTGCCGCGGAGAGCGCGGCGCCGCTGGCAAGCTGGATCGTCGCAGTGTCTTCGACGAGTAGCTCTCCGCCCGCGCCGCCGCCGTTGTCCTTGAGCGTCGCGAGCCCGTAGATATTCAGCAGCCCGCCGCTCTTCTGGACGTCGATCTGAGCGCCCGCCTTGACGTTGATCGACGCGACTCCGGCCGTGACTTTCAGCTCGATATCCGCGTTGCTCGTCCCGTCGAGCTTGATCATGCCGCCCGACGCGACCACGATCGAGCCCAGCGAATCCACCGTGAGCGTGGCCGATCCCAGCACGTGGTGATTCGTGCCTGAGAAGTGCACGCCCGCGCCGCCGAGGATCAGCGCGGCGCCGAGCGCGTACGTCCCTCCGGCCGAGTCGAGCGCGGCCGAGTAGTCGTCGATATGCTCGAATTCCGCAGGGGAAACGACCGAGCCAAGGATCCAGAAACCGGGGAGACGCGCGCGGGTGAACATGATCTTAGCTCCGGAAAGGGCCAGTGATACGGGCCGTCGAGCCCTGGAGTCGCGCGAGCCCCGTACACAGGGCCGCGGAGTAGATGAGGCCGACGTCCACCTCGAGCGCCGTGGCCAGGCTCTCGGCGCGGGCCGCGTCGCCGTCCGCGAGCGTTACGCTCACGGTGTCGTCCGGGTCGCCCGGCGTCTCGAAGTCGGCCGCGACGAAGGCGTAGACGGGATCCAGGAGGAAGTTGAGCCCGACGCCCACCGCTCCTTTCAGCACGTACGCTTCGTCGGCCGCGGGAACCTGCTCTTGCACGAGCGCCAGGACGGGCGCGACGCGCTGCCCGGTGTGCGTGTCGATGTCGATGTCCACGGCCATGTCAAATCACCACCTGTCCGATCGGCGTGACGCCGAGCTGCCCGCCGCCGACCGTCCAGGGCCCCGCGTCGGCGCCGCCCTCGTTCGCCCCGGCGATATCCCACGTCGAGGTCGCGCGGGCGTAGCGCTCCATGAGCCACTGCGCGAGCCGCCGCACCTCGGGATCGAGCGCGCCCTCCGCGCTCAGGATCACGAGCGAATGCCTCTTCGTCCCGGCCCACATGGGGAACGGCGCGCGCAAGATCGAGACGCCCGCGGCGTGCGGTTTCGTCGGCGTGAAGCTCAGGAAGTAGGGCGCGGCGCCGTCCGAGTCGCCGGCCGCCGTGAGCGTCACGCGCTCGGCGCGAGCGGGATTCTCCGGCTCGATCACGACCGTATCGCCCTTCTGAAGTTGCCATTCGACGCCCGCCGCACGCTCCTGGTAGTTCACCGTCACCGGCGAGCCGACCGATGCGATCGAGCTCGCGAGGGTCGCGACGCGCCTCGGGAGCGAGGGCAGGGCGAGCAGCATCGGGGAGTCGCCGAGCGCCGCCGGCCAGTTGACCGCGTCGGCCTTCGCGGTCGGGACGTACGCGAGGAAGTCCGCGCCGAGCAGCTCCGCGAGCGCGGTGCGGAGGCCGTTCGCCGAGACGTCTTGGATCAGCTTGCGCATCCTCGCGAGCTGCGCGCGGCGCTGACCGATCGTCCACCCGGCTTTCGGGATGCTGCCGCGCTCGCGCTCTTGGAGCTCGAGGAGGTCGGTGACGCGCTCGGGATCCCACTGCTCGCCCGCGCGCTCTTGCAGCACGGCCACCGACCCGAGGACCATGCTCCACGCGTAGAGCCAGGCGAACGTGCGGCCGTTGTTCGCGCGCTCGATCTTGTACGTGCCTGGGCGCCCTCCCCCGAGGCTCGCCGCGCCCGCATCGAACAGGCGCTTTCCCACGGGCGGGAGCCGGGAGAAGCGGAAGTGTCCGAGCGGCGAGAAGAGCGAGAAGCGGGGCATCGCTACATGATCTCCACGGTGAACCCGAGATTGGCCAGCGTGCCCCCGTCCTTCGTGGTGACGGTCGCGCCGCGATAGCCGGTGTCCGAGTAGGCTACGGCCTTGCCAGCGGGGTCCGTACCTTCGTGGATCGTGAGCCGCGGCCCGCCGATCACGGGCGGAAGGGTCGTGTCGACCACGCGCACGGTGGTGATCCCCGTCCCGTCGTCGCGCGCCTCGATATCCTCGATCTTGCGCGTCGTGCGCGGCGAAACGAACGAGTCGACGATGGGCGCGCCGCCGGAGAATCGAACCGTCACCGAGAGCGCCGGCATGGTCGTATTCGCCGCAACGGCGGCCTCGAGGAGGCGCTTCATCATGTCGGCGTAGAGCATCCGCCCGTCGCGCGTGGGCGAGATGTCGTTGCCAAACTGGTCTTCGTCCTCGTCTTCGAGAACGAAGCGCCCTGCTGCGTCCGCGCCGAGGTCCTCCGCGGAGGGGCGCCGCGCGGGGGTCTCATCCCAGGGATTCGAGCTTGCTGCCGCCATCTCTCTACCTCACTCCGAATACACAGCCATGTCCGTGAGCCGGCGCAGATAGGCCAGCACGCCGAGCGTCCCCGTGCTCGTCGCCTCGATCGTGGACGGCTCCACGAGCGTCGCCGAGCGCACCGCGCTCACGCCTTGCACGAGCGCGTCGAGTCGATTGTTGATGATCGAGGGCCAGCTCTCCGGGTTCTCCGGTTGTCGCCGAGCTCGCCGCCCGGGGTCGGGGAGCGGATCGAGCATCTCGCCCGGGCCCATGTGGTCGAAGTAGTCCACGACGGGCGGGACGATCAGATTCAGGCTGTCCGACCACGGCGACACGAGCGCTCCGTTCGCCGGGACGAACAGCGACGACGCGCCGGCCGTCATGTCGAACGTAAGATCCCAGCTCTCGTCCGCTACAACCTCGGTGACGGTGGCGATCGTCTTGATCTCGAACCCGGGGCGCGTCTCCCCGTCGACGCGAGATTCGGTGTTGAAGAGCCCGATCACTTGCCCAACAAGCGGAGCGTCCGTCGCGCTCGCGGACGTCACGCGCATCGAAGAAGCGGTGATCGCGGCCGCGTTGTCCACGACGACGGCTACTCCGCCGTTGTAGGGCGGCCACGCCGCGGAGGAGGCCCACCCCGCGGCGGCTTTCTTCCACGTCGCGCGGAATTTGAGCGTCGCCGCCTCTTCCGCGAGCGTGATCATCGCGATCCCGTCGTCGCCGTAGAACGTCCCTTCGAGGGCGGCGAGCATGATCGCCAGTTGCGCCGAGGAGGGCAGTCGCGATCCGCCCGGCGTCGCCGGACGCATCGTGAACGAGCACCCGATCATCCCGGTACCGGTGATCGCCGGCCACGCGAAGGCGCGCTGTACTGCGATGCCCGTGGCTTTCGGATCCTCGATCAGCGCGATGTAAGCCGCCTCGTTCGCGCCCACCGCGGGGCGCGCGCGGCGCTCGACGATCACCGACTTGTATTCTTCGGCGTTCGCCTGATCGCGCCCGCCGGTGAGGCCTTCGGACCACACCACCGCGGCGGGATTGCACCCCGTGCGCGGTGCGGACCACTCTCCCGAGGTCCCCGCGGGGAGATTCGTGCCCGGCCCCACGTCGAGGCCCACGATCAGCACTTGATCGCCGTCCGCGTAGGTACCAGTCACCGCGCACTGATACCGGATCTTCGAGCCGTCCGGTCGCCACTCGTCGCCCTGGTAGATCGTCGCGCCGCCCGCGCCGGTGGAGGCGATCACGTACCCCGAGGCGCCCACAGCCGGCGGGCGCGCGATGCCTTCGCGAGCGCCGATCTTGTCGAGGTCGGTGTCCGTGCGCCCGTCGAGACTGGAGGTGTCGGCCGTGGTGACCGCGTTCGCGATCAGCGGGAGCACGATGTCTCGGCACACGCGCGCGTCCACCGGAGGCTGCCCGTTGTCCACGTCCGCGTCGGGGGCGGCGATCCGAAAGGAGCGCTTGAACTTGCGCTCGATCGTGGGCCCGGTCCAGACAATGAGCTTGTCAAGTGCCACTTTGCACCGTCACTTCCGCGCCGTCTGCGATGCGGCGATAGGCATACTCCCACGAGATCCGGCCGGAGTTGCGCTGGCTGGAGACGTCGATTCGAATCTCCTCGATGTCGACGCCGAGCGTGAGCCCCGCACGCGAGAGCGCGTCTCGGATCCGATCTGTCACGTCCGCGCGGAGCTTCTCGCCCCACTGAAACGGCGTGGTCCAGTCGAACCCCTGGCCCGGATCCGAGGGAATCGCCGGGACGATCTGGTCCCCCTGGCGCACGTAGCGCGTCCGCAGGAGGGCCAGCCGCACGCGCTGATCCACCGGATGGATCGAGGCGTAGGCGCCCGTCGTCGCATCGAAAGCGAACGCCCCCGCCGAGTAGTCCAGCGCGCGGGGCACGCCGCGCACGGGGCCACTGGAGAGCGCCGAGGGGGAATCGACGCCCGCCGCACCCTCGCCAGCGTATCCGGAGCCCGCGCCGCTCATTCGGCCCTCGTCTTCGTGGTCCCGAGCGCCGATGGCGGGGAGACCACGATCGAGCCTCCTGGCGCGCTCGCGAGCGCCGGGAGAAGCGTCCCCACGATCCACTGCATGAGCTTCTCGTCCACGACGAGCGCCTTCGCTCCGGCCTCGGAGCCGATCACCGTCTCCGGCGCGGTGACTCGCACCTTGCCGTCGTCGCCGGAGAGCACGACCGAGCTTACCGCGCTCCCCGTCCAGGCGTAGATCTGCGCGCCGCCCTTCCCCTCGTCCACGAGCTCGACGCGCGGATCTTGGGTCGGGATACCGCCCTCGTCGCCGCCTCCGAAGTCGAGGAGCAGGAGCCCCGCGCCCTCCGTGGGGTTGCCGTCCGCGTCGGTGTCGGCGTCGCGCGGGCGAGAGCGAAGGCCGTACGGGTGACAGGCCTTGACCGGGAGCCCGCTGGCCGCGTCCGCGGGATCTTCCGCGCCCGGCGAGCCGAGACGATCGAGCCCGAAGCGGAGAGCTCCCTCGAGGATCTTCGACACCACGGAAAACGCGTGCTGCATCATCGCTTCCCTCGCCCCTTCGTGCGCACCGGGAGCACCTCGTCACCGTAGAGCTGATGCTCCGGCCGGTGGAGGGTGAGCATCGTGGACGTCTTGTCGTTCGCGCCGCCGCTCATCGCCACGTCGGAGATCCAGAACGGCCCCGAGAGCCCGAACTCCTCGTCTTCGATCTCGACCATGCCGTCCGGGCACCACACCCCGCGGCCGCCCGCTCGCGTGGGCCACGAAAGGCCATGTAGTGGGTAGGTGAGATTCCACCCTGCGCGCGCCTTCTCCGCCGCCATGCGCCGCGCGAGATACTCGGCGCCCTTGGACGTCTTCGCGATCGCGTCCTCGTGACTCCAGTCCTTGAGAAGGCGGTATCCGACCATCTCGGGATCGACGTAGAGCCCCTCGACCTGTTTCTTGCCGTCCTTGCCCCCGCCGCCGCGCCCGCGCACGAAGTAGTGCGAAAAGCGCCCCGCGGTGTCGTTCGAGTAGCGCGGCCCGGGATTCTCCAGCACGCCCCAGCTCGAACCCCGACGACGGACGATTCGCCACGTCGGCTCTTGCAGCACGTTCGGGCGAGTGAGGATGTACGAACGGGGCTCCGCGGACGCGAAGAGAAACAGCCCAGCGCGGTTGTTCTGCTCCTGGAGAAAGTGCAGATACGAAGTCCCCAGCTTGAGCTTGAGCGGATTCGGCACGTCGAACCCGACCACCTTGGTCACCTGTTTCACGGTGTCGGGGAGCGCAACAAGCCTGTCCGGTGTCGCCGCGATCACGTCGTACGCGAACGGAGAGCCCGCCGCCTCGCCCGTGGACACGAGCCCGACGCGCGCCGCGCTCCCGTCTTCGATCGCGAATTCGCGCGTGCGCTCCTCGGTCTTCTCGATTTTCGGCGTCCCCTGCACCGCAAGGCGGTTGTCGGTGTTGTCGTAAAACAGCGTGGGTTCGGCCACGCCCGACAGGAGGATCACCTTCTCATTCAGCGCCGTGAACGTGACCTGTCCGAACGTGCGCTCGACGCGAGACATCCCGTCATGGAGAGGCGCCATCCAGTCGCGCCCGCGAAGCGTGACCTCGTTCGCTCCCGCGGAGGGCTCCACGCCTGTGTGGTCGATCCGCCCGGTCATGATGCGGACTTTCATCCCGTCCGCGAGCTCGACGAAGAGCTCGAACTCCGTCCCCGGCGGATACGCGGCGAGCAGGTCCCGCACGAGCTTCGAATTGCCCACCCGCAACGCGAAAGTGCCCGGCTGCGTGAAGAAGGACAGCCGGATCTCGTAGCGCTCGATCACGTGCGACTCTTCGCCGCCGAGACGGATCCGCACCCGCTCTTTGCCGAGAGTCGTGTCAAGCATAGTACCTCACGATCGAGCCCGCGGGTACATTGAGCGGATCCCACTCGTTCAAGGCGAGCAGCTCTGTCGCGCGGTCGGTCCGACCGTAGATCCACGCCGCAACCTGGACCACCGAGAGGCGCGCCGGGGTGCGCGAGGGCCACGTGAGAACGGCGCGGCCGCGGCGCTGCGCGTCCTGACGAAGCTGGATCGCCGTCGCGTGCATTTCCAGAAGCACGTCGAGCGCGGCAACGTTCGCGGGCAGGGCGAGCGCGGGCGTCTGGTAGATCGCCTCGCAGACCGCGGCGACATGGCCGATCTGCGTGAGCCACTGCCGGGCCAGGATGTCCCCCTGCGCGGCATAGGACATCGCCTGCCCCACCGCGGCGGTGAGCCTGTCGAGGAGGCTTTGAGGGACCGCCGCAGGCGCGGAGCGGACCACCGCGCGAAGCTGCGTCGGGAGCGTCTGCGCGGACGGGCGGAACACGGCATCGAGCGTCGCAAGCGTGGTCGAGTCTTCGAGGAGCTGCGCCTCCACGGGCTCGCCGGACGTCGCGAGGCCAATCCGGCGCGTGGCGTCGGTCGCCATGGCCTGGACGGTGCCAATCTGGGGAACGACGAGCGGCGCCGTCGCGAGACTGGACCACAGGCCCCAGAGTCGCGGGAGGGTCTGAGAGTAGAAGTTTCGGAAGGGCGGTTGGAGTGTGTCGTGCGCGGGAATGGTGAAGCTAAACTTTCTGAGTGCCAGTCCGAGCTTATCCAGCTCGCCGCCCGACGTGTGGATGTAGACGTGCGCATGGTGGCGCGCCTGGATCGAAACACGGCACTCGGTGTACGGGAATTGAATCCCGGCGAACGAGGCAGCTTTTAGCTGGGAGATCGCGCTCAATGAACACCCCCGGACTGAGCTGCGGTGTTGACGGTCGGGCCGGGGGCAGAGGCATTGATCAACGGGGCGAGCGCGGAGGCGACCGCGGTGCCGATCTCTCCCGCGTTCGAGATTTTTGCGTTTTGCACGGCGTCTTTCTGAGCTTGCAGCGCGGCGAGCTTCTGCTCGAGCGCCGGCAGATTCGCCGCGTCCTTCTCACGCGCGTTGATCCCGGCCAGATCGGGGCCACCAGTGACGAAGTTTTTCGCCGCCATGAGCCAGTTTCCGAGCGGTCCCAGCTCGCTCACGCCGGGCGTATAAGCCTCTTTCGCTCCCGCGACGCGCGCCTGTGTCTCTGCCAAGGTCGCGTCAAACTCGGACTTGTCTTTGGCGGTGACGGTGCCTGTTTTCTTGGCGCCGCGCGCGATCGCCTCGGCGTCGTCTGCTCGCAGGTCCGCGTTGCGCACGCGATCGTTGGCCTTGTCCTTGGCGTCGAAGATCACCTTTTCCGCCGAGAGCGCCACGACGCCGAGGGCGAGAATTCCGCCAAGGGCCCCTGCTCCACCCACGCTGTTCTTGAGCGCTTCTCCGATGGCAGGTCCGAGCGCCGCCTTGCCGATCGAGGCGACGATTGCCGCCGTGATCGCCGTCTCGGGATGGGACGCGCCGAAGCTCACGAGGCCAGTGAGGCTCCGCGCAGCATCTTTTGCGACGGGGGCGAGATCCTTCATCGCGGGCGCGAGCTGGTCGCCCATCGTCGAAGTAATCTTGTCCAGCTCGTTCTGGAAAGCCTGTGCTTCGCTCGCCTTGGTGCCCAGCTCGCGCCCGAGATTGTCCTGGATCTGCTTGTCGTTGACCGTGCCGCCGAAACGCGCAAACTGCTTGTCGACCGCTGCGAGCCCCGCTTGCCCCCCGCCCGCGCCAAGATAGCTGTTCGTGAGCGCGCGAACTGCTCTCTCGCCAACGACGTTGGCAAAGAGCTTCTTCATCTTGTCGGTGTCGCCGCCAGTCTTGAGAAGACTCTGCTTGATGATCTCGAAGGGATCGAGGAATTTGCCCTTCTCCGACGTGGAGTCGATATCCACGCCCATCGCCTTGAACTGCGCACGTCGCGCGGGCGTCGACAGGGTATTCGCGAACCCCATGACGGCCGTGGTCGCCTGACTGGCACTCTTCGCGCCGCCCATCTGGAGGGCAAGTTGCGCCATCGCGCCCATCTTCGAGATGTTTGCCGCCGCCGAACCCTCGAATCGAGGTGCCGCCGCGCCGAGCGCGGAGAGCTGCGTCACGAGATCGGGCATCTCGATCGCTCCCTCCTGGCCCTGCGCAACAAGGGACTTCACGACGTCGAGTAGCCGCGCGGCCTTCTCTTCGGGCGTCTTGAACTCTTTCCCGACGTCCCCGATCTTCGTCGCGACGTTGCCGGCGCTCCCGATCAGCTGATCGATATCGATCTTGAACGCGCGGGAGAGCCCGACGAGATCCTTGAGCGCGATCTTCCCGAGGCTCAGATCGCCAGTGAGCGATTGGAACTTGTCGAGGCCCGCGAGCACACGCGTCGGGTCGACCCTGAACATGTCGCCCGTCGAGCGCGCCAATTCCTCCAGCTTCTTCGGATCTTCGACGGCACCGCCGCGATTGCCCTTGTTCGCGATCGCGACGGCGGCCGACTCCAGCGCAACACCGCGGCCGATCCCGCCCGCGAGCGAGAGATCGGCACCGAACGCCCCCGCGATGTCCTTCGTGAGGACTCCCGCCGCGCGCAGATACCCCCCGAACGTGCGCAAAGCCGCCGACGGAATCTGCGATTGCGCCCGCTGGGCCTCGCGTCCCTGGCGCGCGACCGCGGCGCGCTGCTCTCGCTCGAGCTCCCGGATGTTCGCGAGCGCCTTTCGATGCGCCGCGTCCTGCGCTTTCTCGCTCGCCTTCGCCCACTCCTCGGCGGCGGTCCCGAGCTTGCGATAGACGCCCTCAACCTCGCGCCCCGCGCGCTTGTGGGCCGCGGCGCCCTCCGACGCCCCGCGCGCCGCCGCCTTGCCGATCTTGCCGACGTCGGCCTCCACATGGCGCGTGGCCGCCGCGCTCGCCGCGAGCAGGGGCCGGAACACGCTCGTGAGAGACGCGTCTCCGACCCCGCGCACGCGGACGATCAGGTCCACGGGCTAGCCCCCTTCGAGGATGTCGAGCGCCGCGCGGAGGTGCCTCGACGCCTGCGAGCGCCGGGCGGGAGACAGCCGGTCGACCCCGCCTGCGAGCGCTCCCAGGGCGACGAGCAGCGCACCGGGATCCTCCTCCGAGGCGAGAACCGAGGCCGACACCATCGCCGCCGCGAAACGGGCGTAGAGCCACGCCGCGCCGGCCGGCGAGAAGGCGATCGGCGCCTGGAGGTCGGGGTAGTCCCACCAGGGCACGTCGGCGCACTCGGGACGGCAGAGCGCGCGCCCCAGTGCGAAGATCGTGATGCCCTGGTTGTACTCGTCCGCCCAGATCTTCGAGTACTCGTCACCGCCCGACACAAGGCGATTCGCCTTCGTCATCGCCGCGCCGGTCACCTCGGAAAGCGTCGTCTCCGCGAGCGATCGCAGGCCCACCGTCACGGGCTCGATCGGCCTCTCCGCCCAGGTCTGCGCCCAGACGCTCGGAGGAATCTCGATCGTCACGAGCGGGGCCCGCGCGGCGCGTGCGTCGGCGTATTTCACGGGGCCTCACCCTCGCCCGGGGAGCTTGACCCCGCAGAGCTGCCCGAGCTCGTCGCCGAGGCCGGCGAGCTTGGCCCAGGCGTAGATTTGCCCCGGAGTGAGGAGATCTCCGAGCGTGCAAGCTCCATCTCCGATCGCGCGCTCGCCAGCTCTTGCAGCGTCGCGACGTGCGTTCGCAGCAAGTCGCGATAGGAGCGGGCGATACCACGATGATAAAGCCTCTGCGTGGCGCGCGGCGAAGACTCGAAAGGGAGGTCGGTGCCCTCACCCGCCTCCGCCGCCTGCTCGAGCCACTGGAAATAGCGATCGTTCGAGAGGTGCGCGACGCGCGGCGCGAAGTCCGCTTGCGCCTGCTGTTGCAGCTCGAACAGCATCGCGAGGCGGTCCCGATCGAGGCCGTGGTCCCGATCGAGGATCTCCTCCACCGAAGCGAAGAAGCGCTGTCCGTCCTCGGGATCGAGAACGCCCCGAAGCACGGTGTGCGCATAGACGCCGCGCTCGTACGTCGGATCCTTCGGCTGCGCGGTCGCGAGCGGAGCGTCCGGCGTCTCCGCCTTCCGGCGCTTGTTCTCCGCGACCACGTAGGCCCCCGCTCCCGCCTCGATCTCAGCGTCGTACTGGCCGCCGAGGAAGGGAATTACGCGGATCGAGACGGCGCGCCCCGGGAATTCGAAGTCCAGGGTACGCCCACCGAGAGAGCCTTTTTCGAGGTCGCAGAACTTCATGTTAGACGCTCACCGCCGGGCCAGCCTGCGTGAACGTGAAGTCCCCCGTCACCATCCCGTTTTTCGCCTCCTCCTTCTTCGAAAGCTCGGTGAGCTTCGCGGGGAAGACGTAGACCTTCCCGTTGTACGGGAAGCCCATCGGGAACTCCTCTTGCGAGGTGTGGAGGGCGTACAGATCGATCGAGTGCCCCAGCACGGGCAGCACGGCCGTCGCCTTGACGGAGATCGTCTGTACGCCGGTCGTGATCCCGAGGATGAAGCCGGCGCCGATCGCGGTCTCTCCGTTCGTCTTCGAGTCGAACGTCTGCCCGTTGACCTCCGCGACGCTCGCGCCCGCGACGTTCAAGATCTCGTATCGAATGTCAGCCATGGTCCCTGTCTTTCTCCTCTGTCCGACACTCAGCCTAGACTCGTGACCACGCCCTCACTCTGCTCGTGCAGGGGCATGCGCGCGAAGTCCAGCTCCCACTGGATCCGCTTCGTCGTGCGGTTGTACGTCGCGCGGAGCGTGGGGAGCGTCTCGAACACCCGCGCGGCAACCATCGGCTGGCCCACCGTCGCGAAGTGGTAGAGCTTCCACCCGCTCGGCGTCGCCACCTTGGGGACCGCCGGCTCCTTGCCGAAGTCGTCGCGGACGTGCGGATTGATCGTGCGCCAGAACTTCCACGTGTTCGCGGAGAGCTCGCGGACCTCCTGGAGGCAAGTCCACTCCGCGACGTCCAGGCCGAGATAGTTGGGCGATCCATCGCTGTTCTGGCACCGACTCCAGATCGCGCGGACCACCATCGCCTCGCCGGCCGCCGTCTTCGTGAGCGGCGACAGACCGTTCTGGAGAGCGCTCTTCTGCGTGCTGTGATCGCTCGCGAGTTTTGCCTTGTCCCGCGCGAGCGAGACGCCCTTGAGGATCGTGCCCGAATAGCTCTGATTCCAGCCCTCGGGACCGTTGCGCTCGGTGAGCGTACGGATCACGGCCATCGCCGCGGCGATTTCGGCCGCCGGTGTCTCAGCGTCGTACCCCCAGAGGACTTCGAAGGCCTCGTGATTGATCTGCGTCTTCGAGATCGCTTGTGCGGCGCTCTGCGTCCCCACGTGAGCGAGGATGATCCCGGGCGGCTTCGCGACGAGCGGCGCGTTCATCTCGTCGGCGAACACCTCCCACTTGCCGAGATTCGTGGTGTCCAGCGAGGAGACCACGATCCGCTTGAACCATAGGGGATCGCTCTCGATCGCGGCGATCAGATCCGACACGTCTTCGGTGCCCGCGCCGCCTTGGAATCGCACGCCGTCGCCCGTGTCCTCGTCGCCGGTGACGGCTCCGCTCGTGGGGGCGTCGCTCGTGATGACGTTGGTGGTATCCGCAGCACCGTGAATGCTCGATGTCGTGCGTTGCGCGTGGCCGCTCGCGCCAAACATGATGGTCGCGAAGCTCGTGAGGAAGTCCACCGCTTGCGCGGCCGTCGTGGGCGCCGTGAGCGCATTCAGCGCCGTGAGCGCCGTCGAGTCGGACGCGCCGTGAACGCTGCCCGCCGTCTTCTGGACGTGCGCCTTTGCCCCAACGAGGAACTCTTCGCAGCGCGTGATCACCGTCGCATACGTAGTCGCCGCCACTCCGATCCCGTCGTCGCTCGTGGTGTCCGCGGCGCCGTGCACGGAGCCGCTGGTCAGCGCGAAGTGAGCGAGCAGATCGGTGCGGATCTCATTCGTTCGCGTGAGCAGCGCCCCGAGGGGCGGCTCGAGCGACACAACGAGTCCGCTCGGCGCGTTCGTGGTGTCGACGTAGAGGATCGAGCTGTTGCCGCGCGTCGTGGGGTGGATCTTCGTGAGCGTGCACTCGGCCCCGCTTACCGCGACCGTGTAGGGCAGCTCCGGGTAGACGGCCGCTCGGGTGTCGATCGTGGTCGCGACGTCGGAGGCGCTCTCGCTCGCGCCGATCGAGACGATCAGCGGCTTGCCGTCCACGTACAGGATGATCTCGCCGGCCGTGGACCACGTGCCGGAGATCGTGAGGGTCGCGAATGCCTTCGTCCCGCTCGGCTCCGCAACGGCGCCGAACCACATCTCCAGGTCCTTCGACTGCGCGCGTCCGGCGCGGAACGCCTGCGCGAGCTCCCCCGCGGGACCGGCGAGCTCGGAGGCCTGCGCCTCGGAGGTGACGGGACCGGAGATCGTGCCCGCCTCCATCGTGCCGTCGGAGGCGATGAAGCCGGTGAGAAGCAGGCGCATCGCGGTGTTCGCCGAGGGCGAAGAAGGGACCGCCGCGCGGGCCTTGGTGGCGATGCCGGGCACGAAATCGTCGGCGGCGAATTCGGATACGAGCTGGCTCACGGCGAGACTCCTTCGGTGGCGATGACGGCGGGGAGGCCCTCGGGGGGCGTGACGGCGTGGACGTCGAGCACGTCGCCCTCGATCGGGGTGTTCGGGACGCCGGTCGCAGGGGCGATCTTCGGCGCGTCGTCGCCCGGCGGGAGCTTCACGAGCACCGGCGGGATGGCGTCGGCGACGACGGCGAGGCCCTGCGCGCGCCAGGCGGCGAGCGCCTTCTCTCGGTCGCCCCCCTCGGCGACGTGCTGGGCAAGAGCGGCGAGAGCGGCGGCGCAGACGAGGGCGAACACGTTTGGATCGGTCGAGATCTCCGCCGCTTGGCCGTAGTTGTCGTTGCGGTGCTCAAACACGTCGCCCGCCCGGAGCGCCTGGCGGTAGTAGCTCGTATCCGGCACGCGCACCGGCGCGAGGTTGTAGTCCACGGAGACCTTGTCGCGACCGAGCGCCTTGCCGTTCATCGCGAGCATCGAACGCCGCGACGGATCGGCCTTCGCGCGGGTGTTCGCCCCGATGTACTGCCCGCCCATCGGGGCCGCGGGGTCGACCGCGCAGAGCGCCATCGCGCGCCCGTCGACGGCGAGCGGGGCGACGAACGGATTGACCACGATCAAAAGCTGCTTCGTCGAGAGTCTCATGCTGCCTCTGCCACCTCGGCGGACACGCCGCCGTCCACACTTGTCACCGTGCCCGACATCCCCTGATCGTCGAGCGCCTCGTATCCGAGCGCGTCGGCCGTGCGGTCGCGCGTCTCCTCGATCTGGACCTCGAACAGCACTCCATCGAAGCGCTGCGGTTTCGCCCCTTCGCGCACCTCGATCGTGAGGTTCTCCCGCGCCCACGACACGAGAGCGAGCTTGTGGACGCCCATTCGTTCGCGCACGGAGCTGCCATGCTCGGCGGCGGGCGAGAGCGCCGAGCCGATCGCGAGCGTCGCCGTCGTCACCTGGCCTTGGACAGCCACCGAGACGACGCGCTCGCCGATCCACGCGCCCTCCACCGCTTCGGCGTCGGTCGCGCTCGTGAAGAAGATCTCTTCGGCGTGGTCGGTCCCGTCCGCGAGCCGCACCGTCACGACGACAGGCGCCGCGGTATCCCACGCGCCGGCCGACTTCGAGAGCAACACGCGCCCCGGCGTGGGCCAGTCCGCGGCTCCGATCGCCCCGTCGAACGCCGCGCCCGAGTAGGTCGTATCGACCGCCGGCGCGACCGCGGCGAGGCGCACGGCCTCGGGGGCCGCCGCATCATCGTCGTGCACGTACGCCGGGTGCCGGGCGTCGCGGAGGGCCGACCGGAGCACGCGCGCCGCCTCGGCGGGCAGCTTGTCGAGGGGACGCTTCGACTCCTTGTCCGCGGGCGGGAAGAGCCACCAAAGGCTGATCGTGGACGTCGATCGGTCATACCCGTCGCCCATCGCCTCCGTGGGATCGAAGCTCCCTTTCGACTCGAAAGCGAACAGCGCGGGGAGGTCCGAGCGCTCGACAAACACGCAGCGCCGAGGATCCTCGCGGAACGTGGCCGCTACGATCTCGTTCGGCTCCCGAGGAGCGATGTCCGCCCACGCCGTTTGCGCCTGAGCGATCAACACCGCACGCGCGAAGTCGAGGAGCACCCCGAGGCGCACGGCCAAGCCGCCGGCCGGGATGGGGAGTTCGAGCGCGCCAAAGCGATCGCTCACCCTGCCCTCGCGATCTCTCGCGCGACGAGCGCCTGAGCGCGGGCGTAGAGCACCGCTTCGGCCTTGATCGCCGCCGGACCCATGAACGGGAACGCGCGACCGCCGGGGTGATGCACGACGCGCGCGAAGCGGATCTCGCCGCCCTGCTCCCACCGAAGCGCGCCCGCGCGCCGGGTGCGGATCTCGTGCGGCGCCGTCCCGCTCTCGACGAATCGCCCGTAGCTCTTCGTGGTGCCGAACGAGGCTTCGCCGCCGCGCGCGATGCGCCCCGAGGAGAGCACGCGGATCGATCCGCGAAGCCCGTCCGCGCCGGAGTGATCCTGGAATCGCCCCGTGGCGCGCGCGTGCTCGGCGCCATCGAGCGCCGTTTGCTGCGCGACGTCGAGCATTCCGCGCTGGACACCCTCGACGAAGCGCTCCGCTTCACGCTCGAACGACGCGAGGTCGATTTCGATCTTCAGCACGAACACCCCCCGGTCGGATCGTAATCCCAGGCGTCGCACGCGGACCCGCTCGAACGGGTATACGTCTTGTTCTCCGCGGGCTCGACGCGCGCCGTCCGAGCGATGCGCGTCTCGACCTCCTCGAGTCGCCTGGTCCCGTCGAAGCGGAAGTATTCGGGAAAATCCGCAGCGAGCTTCGCCGCGAGCCATTCCAGCGCGAGCCCCTTCCACTCGGCGGGCGCGTCCACCGCGGGCGGCACCTCGTACGCCGAGCCCTTGATCAGCGACACGACGCGACGGCACGCCCTGGCCATGCGTTGCGCCCCGACATCGAGGCGAGCGCTCGTGAGAGACGAGAGCTCGTCCTCCACTTCGGCCAGGGTGATGAACGTCGCGTCGGCCACCGTCGATCAGGCTCCGTCGTTCGAGAGCACCACCGCGACGATGTGGGCGTTGCCCGCGCCGGCGGTGAACGCCGAGGTGATCCGCTCGAAGGTGACGAGCTTCGTCGCCTTGAGCACGATCGGGTTCGTGAGGTCGGCGCCGAGCGTCCCCTCGATGTAGTCGCCCGCGACGAGCGTCGCCGCGACGTCGCCGCCGGAGCCGCCGAGCAGATCGCCCGCGGTGGTGTGGCCGGTCTGATCGGACGCGAGGCCGATCGCCGACGAGCTGCCGCCGGTGAAGCCGGTGGTGACCTCCCAGTACGACGACAGGATCAGGAGGTTCGCCCCGGTCGGGACGGTGTAGAGGGTCGCGCCGTCCGCCGTGGCGTACGTGAAGGCCAGCGCCAGATCGACGGTCTGCCCGGGCACCGCGAGCCAGCGGCCCGGCAGATCGGCGGCGAGCGCGGTGTCCACGTCGCTGTTGCGATCGTCCGGGATGATCACGAGCTGATCGTCCCCGTCGAGCTCGGAGGTCGGGTGCCAGGCGAAGAGGCGGCCATTGAGCGAGCGCACGCGCTCCTGGCGGCCCTGGGGGATGCGCATGTAGCGCGGGCGCGTGGTCGCCGTCGCCGTGGCGCCGTCGATCGTCTCGATCGCCTTGAGCGCCGCGACGGTCGCGACGTCCCACGGTTTGAGCGTCGAGACGTTGCTCGCCCCGCGCTCGGCGAGGGGAGAAAACCCGTCCTGAGAAACGTACTCCATGATCCGGTGTCTCCTCTCAGCCCTTGGAACGACAGATGCCCACGCCCGGCCGCGTCTTGCCGGGCAACTTCGCGTAGCGGATCGCGCCCGTCCACACCCAGGACACGAGACCCTCGACGTTCGAGATCGGGTCGCGGAACGGCTCCGCGGTCGGCGTCGAGTGCCGCATCGCCACCGCGCCGGGCTGGAGATACAGGCTGTCGTACGTCCCCGCGGAGACGTAATTCTTGTCGCTCACCTTGACCGCGACGCCCTGGATCCGCGGGATGTCCGAGCCGCCGTTCATCGGATCGAGGTAGAGCGGGCGATTCATCGAGTCCCGCTCCTTGGTGAGGTTGTTCTTGACCACCGAATGAACCGACATGAGCGCGATCCGGTCGCCCTCGTCGCCGAACTTCAGCTTGGTGTCGGCGATCTCGTCCCATCCCATCTTCTTCGAGGCGCCGCTCACGTCATTGATGTACGCCGCGTCGAGCCCGGTCCGCGCCGTCTCGATCAGGATGTCCTCCGCGAGGTGAACGAACTGCTGGACGAACATCCCCGCGAAGAGCTGATAGGGATCCTTCCCCGTGGCCTTGCCGCGGTCGAGGCACTCGTACCACTTGCTCCAGTCGACGCGCAGGCCGTGCTGGTACGCCGGAGCCTTCTCCCGCGTGTTCGTCCCCTTCTCCGGAGCGAGGCCCACCGCCTGCGGCACGTTCCGCTGGTAGGGCGGGATCATGCCGTAATACTCGATCGAGATCTCGTCGCCGTCGCGCATCGCGCCGTTGACCACGAGATCGTTGCGCACGATCGCCGCAGGGCTGCCGTAGAGGACGATCGCGCCCGCGATGCCCTCGACGATCGCCTCTTGCGCGATATCCGGAACGAAGCTGTCCGGGACCTTGTATGCCATGTCTCAGCCGCCTTTCTGGCGGTCGTATTCCGCCTTCGCCAGGGCCCACTCGTCGGCGTTCTCGCCCTTCCAGGCGGCACGCTCGGAGTAGGACAGATCCTTGTACGCCTTGCCCTTGAACGTGGGGGGCGCGCTCTCCGTCTTCTCCGCGGGCTTGTTGGCCGGCCGATCGCCCGCCGTGGCCTGCCCCGGGAGCGCGCGCGGCGCGACCGAGAGATAGGCGCCGAGCGCCTCCGACGTCGGAAACTTCGCGAGGACGCCGGCCTTGTTGCCGGGGGTGATCTGCGCGTTGTCCTCGCCCGTCTTCACGAGCGCCTGATACGCCGCCTGCTC